ACACCTATAACATTATCACCCACAGTAGTATCTTGGGAGACTAGGAAAGAACTCCGGGAGGATGTTTACAGGTATTTTGGTGTATCAGACGCAATAGTGCGCAGTGATTACACAGAGCAGCAGCTTAATGCTTTCTATGAAGCAAAGATTGAGCCTTTCCTTGTAGCTTTAAGTATTGAGCTGACATGGAAATGCTTCTCAGAAAGATCTCGCTCATATGGTAGCGAAGTAATATATGAATCCAACAGAATGCAATATGCAAGCAATCAGACAAAGCTTGCAATGGTTGCAATGGTTGACCGTGGAGCAATGACACCAAATGAGTGGAGATTCTTGTTTAACATGGCTCCTGTTGAGGGTGGAGATACACCCATAAGAAGGTTAGATACAGCAGAAGTAACTGATGAACAGATTATAAATGTGGAGGAAGAAGAAAATGATCCGGAATGATAGAGAATATAGAACATTCTCTTTAGATACACAGGAAGAGAATGATTACAAGGTAAGAGGATACGCTTCAACATTCGAACCGTATGTTCTTTACAGTTATGACGGTGTGGACTATTCAGAAAGAATAGATCCTCATGCTTTTGATAAAGCAGATATGAGTGATGTGATATTCCTTTATAACCATGAGGGAATGGTCTATGCAAGACAGAAGAATGGAACTCTTACTGTTGATGTAGACGGTCACGGCCTGCTTATTGAAGCTGACTTGTCAAGCACATCCCAGAGCAAAGAAGTATATGAGGCAATCAGAAGCGGTCTGGTTGATCAGATGTCTTTTGCTTTTACTGTAGAGGATGATGAATACGACAAGACAACACACACACGAATTATACACCGAATTGGGAAGGTGTATGATGTTTCCGCTGTTAGTATCCCAGCTAACCCCGGAACAGATATAGCAACTGTATCAGCACGAAACTACTTCAACGGAGTGATTGAAGCAGAACAGGCGGAGAGACTTGAACGTGAGAAACAGTTACAGGTAGCAAAGGCAAAGTTCAATTTTTTGGAGGTTAACAATGGAAATTGAGAAGATGAATCTTACAGAGGTTATTGAGAGACTTGCTGCTCTTGATGAAGAAGTAAGAGATATGACAGAGGTTGCTGATGTAGAAAAAGCAACTGAAGAGAAGAAAGCACTGCTTGAAAGAAAGGCAGAGCTTGAAGCACTTGAAGAGAGAAAAGCTACGGCAGCAGCACTCTCTACAGGAGAAATCGAAGGAACAAAGAAAGAAGTTGGAGGAATTACAAAGATGGAAGAGAAGAGATTCGCAGTGGACTCTGTAGAGTACAGAGACGCATATCTTAAGAAACTTATGGGCAAGAACCTTTCTGTTGAGGAAAGAACAGCACTTACAGACGCAGCTGACCTCATTCCTACAGAAACACTTAATCAGATCTATGGCAAGTTAGCAGAGAATCCCCTTATTGCTGAGATTGATGCACTTCACATCCCCGGATACGTTAGCGTACCTGTAGCAACTACAGTAGATGATGCTAATTGGGTAGCAATGGGAACAGCTGCAACAGATTCAGCAGATGTAGTTGATTCTGTATCACTTACAGCAAAGAAGCTTATCAAGACTGTTGAGATCACAGCTGATATCCAGGCAATGAGTATTCCTGCATTCCAGACATGGCTTGTTAACAAGTTAGTTGAGAAGATGGAGACAGCTATCTGTGCTGCAATCCTTAACGGTGCCGGCACAACAGAAGCAACAGGTATCACATCTGTTGTAACAGCTTCAACAGCAATTTCATCTCCTACACTTGCAAAGCTTGCTAAGTTCATGGCAGAAGTTGGAACAGCTTACCACACTGATGCAGTTTGGGTAATGTCAGCAGCAACATTCTTTAACAAGATCGTTCCTATTGCAAACGATAGCAACGGTGTACTTGTTATGAATGGCATTGATTACCAGCTCCTTGGTCACAAGGTAGTTCTTGACGGCCACGCACTTGCAAAGGTAGGTTCTGAGCAGTCAGCTACAGAGCATATCTTCTTCGGCTCATTCAAGAAGGGCTATGTATTCAACTACGGCGAAGACATCACAATCAAGGCTGATGATTCAGTAGGCTTCAGAGCAGGATCTACAGTATACAGAGCAATGGCTCTCTGTGATGGAAATGTAGTTGATGCTGATGCTTTTGCATTCGCAGCAATATCATAAGATGGAGGTATGGTGAATGTTAGAGAAAGTTAAGCTTGCTCTACAGATCACTACTACTGAATTTGATTCTGACATAGAAGACAATATAGCAGCAGCCAGGGCGGAACTTATCCGCGCTGGTGTGCTTGCTGAAAAAGCAAACAGTGATACAGATTCACTTATCACTAAAGCTATAAAAACCTTCTGTCAGAGGGAATACTATGAAGATGATCTGTCAGACAGATTTGATGAAAGTTGGAAGTATCAGGTAGAAAACTTGCGTAAGTCGGTTGGCTACGGATACGAGGTTACGGCATGAGAACAGATACGATCACATTAGTCACTCAGTATAAGAGTGGTAAGCAGGTTCTTGAAAATACTCAGGACATATTCGGACAGAGAAAATCATTAAAGCGTAATGAATTTTATGCTGCTTATGGTGTGGGCTTAAGACCTACATACATATTCGAGATTAATCCGGCTGAATTTAAACTTGCGGATATAACTGTTGATGGAAAGACTTACCACGCGACACATATACGCTTCAACGGTGACTTATATGAGATTATCCGTACTTATGAAGTAGACAGATTTAACATGGAGATAACCGTCAAATGAGTGGATTAAAAATGACTACAAACGGTGATGAAGTGCTTGCAGATCTTACTGAGTATGTGGGCCAAATACAGGATAAACTTGATGATGATACTATCAAGGAATGCCTAAGAGAAATAGGTAAAACTATTAAAGGTTATGTCCGTCAGTATGCACCGAAGAGGTCAAAAAAGAATCAGACACACATCATAGACGATATCAAATCCAGCGTTAAAAAGAGTAAAGCCACAGGGAACTATTTCGTTACTGTATCAGGCGGCCCAGGTTCTGGTTATAGATGGAATTGGGTTAACGGCGGTCATGTTGCCGCTAATGGAAGATTTGTTGAAGGAAATCACTTCGTTGATAAGGCTGAAAAGGCTTGTGAACCTGAAGTAATGACCATAGTAGATAAATACATAGAAAGGGCATTAAAGTGAGCGATTTACAGACATTTATTGAGGATTGTCTTAACATTCCTTATATACCGGAGAATCAGGCCGTAATGGATGGCTCCTTTATGATTACCCCTTATATGGTTGAGAGTCTGAAAGGTGATGGAAAAGCGCAAAACGTCACAGTTTTGTCTTCTGTGGAGTTATTCTATGAAGATAAAAGTGATGCGGTTGAAAATGGTATATTATTGAGTTCTTCACTCAATGAAGAAAACAATTATGTAGCAGATGATCCCGATTTTACTTTTGAAAACGAAGCACAGATATGGCGCACCACGGTAAGGGTGCAGGAGGTAATTAACAATGACTAATACAAGTAAGCAGGCTTACAAGATTAACATTAAGAAACCTGTATACTGTGAAGTTCTGACCGATACAACAAACGGCACTACTTACGGTGACGTTAAATCACTCGGAGAAGCACAGCAGGTTCAGTTAACAGCCACAACTTCAACAGGCCAGCTTTATGGTGATGGTGCTATTGTTGATAGTTCTGCTAAGTTGGCAGGTATTACAGTAGTGCTTTCAACTACAAAGATAGCCGTAGAAGCTCTGGCAGATATCTACAACTATACTGTTACAAATGGTGTGGTACAGATTGAAGCAGGTGTTCAGGCTAAGTACATTGCTCTTGGATATGAAGTTGAACAGACTTCTGGTGATTCAGAGTATATATGGCTCCTTAAGGGTAGACCACAGCCTCTTAATGCTGATATAAGTCAGTCAGAAGCAAACATCAACTACTCAACCGATCAGATGACAGTTGACTTCGTAAGAAGAGTATCTGATTCAATGATAGAGTATTTTGCAGATGCAGCAAATGCTGATTTCACAGCTGAGCAGGCAGCAGCATGGTTCACAAATGGACCCAGCGCACCGGTAACACCTACACCGCCTACTCCGTAAACAATAATATAACATACAAGAAGGGGTGAGCTTAAAGCTTGCCCCTACTTTTTTAGTAAGGGGACACGCTATGAAGACAATACAAGTTAAACCTGTTCCTGAGATTGCTATCAAGTTAAAGGATAAGACATATAAATGTACCTTTAATATGCTTGCTATGGCAAATATGCAGGAAGCATTCGGAACACTTGAAAAAGAAGAAGGACTTGAATCCATATCACCGGCACATATGTGCGCATTCGTACTATATGCAGGAATTAAGGCCAATAATGATGATTTTACAATGGACGAAGCCAAAGCTTTGGCCATGGTAATAGGCCCCGGCTCTTATGGTGAAATAATAGGAATGTTCAATGAGGCCGTGATGGATTCTATTGATGATAAAACGGAAAAAGAGCTAAAAAAAACTTTGGCCCAGAAGGTTGCGCAAATAATGAAATAGATCTTCATATAGATGAAGCCTATTACTTGTGTGTAACAAAGTTAAACATGAGTGATTCAGACTTCTGGGCAAGTAGTTACAGACGCATTATATATATGGTGGATTCGTATAACAAAGAAATGTCACAGAATACACCGGAATTACC